TTGTATGATATGTATAACCGAGGTTTAGCAGCATGCGAAGAAGGAATGGAGAGGAAAAACTTACAACTGGAAGGAAATCGTCCAGGTGTGACGGGATACATTCCATCAATGGAGGAGGGGATGGAGAACTATCCGGGAGTTTCAGTGAGACCGAAAACCCTCTTACTGGATTTAGGATCTCCGAATTTAAAAACAGGGAAGTAAATAAAACAATGGAAGAATGTACCGACGGATTCTGTCCGATGCCTATGGCTACACCTGTAGATAATAATTTACACTTCTTTGATCCCGTAGATAAACCTATCCATTACGCAGCAAGTTCAATAGAATGCATAGATGCTATAGAAGCTCAGCTAACCCCAGAAGAGTTTCGTGGATACTTAAAAGGTAATGTAGCTAAATATATGTGGCGTGAACGTCAAAAAGGAGGCACAGAGTCCTTAAAGAAAGCTAAATGGTATTTGTCTAGATTAATAGGATTAGATACTTAAAGGTTCGTCTCCTTCATCCTCTTCATCTGTAAGCTGCTTGCTCTTAGCTATAAGATCTAGTAGCTCTATGTCCGTAGGAACATCAAAATCTATATCAACATTTTCATCTGCCATAAGAGCTTTAAGAGCATGCCATTCCATCAACCGTTGGTGATACAGACTTAATAAAGCTAAATAAAGCTGATCCCAAGTCATTTCGGTGGCTCTCATTTCAGCTTTCCGCATGGAAAACTGTAGCTCTAATGGTAGTTGAAATGCTTTTGGTTCAACTGAATTTTCCATTAGTTGTTACTATTTTCTAATCTTATTCTACGCCTATCTATCAAAATCACCATAGGTAAGTTCGTAATATGTGTCGTTTTCTACAGGATTACCTAAATCTTTGGTTTCAACAGCGTAAGAATTCATAAATTCAGTAAGAATATAAGGATTCATTCTTCTCTCCAAATTCACTAAGGCTTGTATCTGGTTAGGATGCCCACAGTATTCTTTCACAGCTGTTAATAAAATATTAGGTAAAGAAGCTACATTGGTATCTATCTCTGATAAAAATAAATTAGTTTCTTCCTGTCTCCTATGTAGTAAATGTCCTAATGCTTTATGGTTAGAATCAAATATCCAGCGATTCATTTCATCTACAGCTGCGTGGTATTTCGAAGCATCAATGTAATCAATAACACTGCTATATAAAAAAGCTTCCCATCCTATCGAATGTATGAAAGATATTAAAGCTTCTCTCATTGAGGAGTCTATATCTAGATGTAGTTTATCTAATTCAGAGTCGATAATATAAATTTCATTTCTCAAAAGCTCTAACGCTTTTTGTTTAGTTACACAATGCCCTGCTTTTACCGGAGAACCATCTGGATAAAACTGACTTCCATATCCAAAAGTGTAAGGATTTTTTCCGGTAACTGAATCTGCAACAGCTTTTTCTTCATATCCTTCATACTTACAAATAATGTCAATGGCTTTAGAAAAACCGACCATAATAGTAATTACTTCTTACTATTAATCATACACAATTTTATTTACCATTTCACCTTATGAGACCAATATCTAGCCGAGAATATATCTGGTTTTGAGTCCTGTGCATTATGTCTAGCGTAGTAAGACTTCTTACGTGCTTTTTCCTTCGCTGTTTTAGGATTCTTACCAGCTCCCTTCACGCCTTGCTGTCCAAATCTAATTATTTTTTCTTTGCCATCTTTACAGGCTTTCACTACATGAGATTTAGTAGGATGGCTAGGTGTTTTCTTTGCTTTATTACACGCCAATTTATCCTTAGCTATTTTAGCTGCTCCTGCTGCCTTTTTATACTTCCTGGACATAACTAAAAGAAATCACGACTAAAATTAAAATTCTTAGTATAAGAACTTAATAAATCCTTTGCTGATTTACTTTTCCTGTATTGACCGAAGATATCAAGATCAGCGTCCTCATCAGGCTCATTGAACCTGAAGAAGCTTTCTTCTTGTTCCTCTTTTTCTCCTTTAAGGTCTTTATCTACCCCTCCGAAGACGTCAGAGTCATCCCCTGTAATATTGGATATGCCAGCAAAGGCGGCAAAAGGATCTTTGTTGAAGTCCCCTCCAAACCCTTCTATAGTTATTTTCCCATCCTTACTCCCAGCCTGCGTTAATAAAGACTGGGAACTAGGATCTAAATCAGGAAATACATTATCATAAAATTCATTTTCTGTTCCCTCATACCCTGCGTCTTGGAATATTTTATACAATTTAGTATCTCCTTTCAATTTATCAGCGGGTTTATAATCCTCATCTCTTTTTATATACTCCACTCCTAGAAGATACTGTGTGGGTTTCTTACGCTTTTCATTAAGATATTTAATCTGTGCTCTTATATCCTCAGCAGAACCGGTTCTTAAAGTGCTCTCTATATACTTTTTCAAATCCTCTATAGTACCTTCAAAACCTTCAAGCCCTAATTCTTCCAATGCCTCTTGCCAAGACTCAGGTTTATTAGGATCTAGTCCTTCTAACATGTCTTCAGCAAACTCCTCAGGTCTGATAAAATTACCAAATACTGTTTTAGTATTCTCTTGTTCTTTCTCTAACTCTGGTAATATCGTGTCGTACAACAGATTTTTAACCTTATCATAATTAACGATATCCTCTGCTCCATCAAACTCAAATTCCGGATTCTTTCCCTTTACTTGATAATGAAGACGAGCAAACTGATCTTGATTATTAATATCTAATCCATACCTGTAAGCTTGTGCTTTCCAAGTGGTGTCGTAGCTTAGTCCTTCAATTGCTGCATCAGGATTATCCCTAGCTATGTCCCAATCAGAAGACACTGTATTCCGTTGTATTATATATTTTTGATTTTCCTCACTTCCCTCACTGGTTGTGGGATCAAAATAAAAAGTAGAGTCAAACTTTCTATCTCCACCAGCTGCTGCTTCCTTTAGCTGATCTAAGAAAGTATTAGCTCTTAGATTTCCGATACTTTTCATGGCATTCAGTAAACTTTGAGTTTGAAAAGGGTTCTGCTCTTCTTGTCTAACATCTAAATACTCAACAAACTCATTCATAGAACGGGACTCATTAAATCTAGGTTCTAAATAATTAGTGATATAAGATTCTGCAAATTCTTTTTGTATCTTCACATTAGCTTCTGCCTCTTCTATGGTAAAACCTAAATCAAGCTCTTGTTGATATTTTTCTTTTATACTTTGGTCAAACCAGTTTTGCCAATTGTATACAACCTCGTTATTAATCCCTGTGACGCCTTTAAACTGTTCTTCTAAAGATTCCTGTGTAAAACCTGATTTAGTCCCTGTAAAAGGCAGGTAGCCTCCTATACCGGTATCATTAAGCAAGGAGTCAGTCAAAGTTTTATTAATATCAAAAATTTCACCATATGTCCCAAAACTTCCCAGAAGCTCAAGCTCCTGTTCTTTTAGCTTCGCTTTCTTTAGCTCCTCCATCGTATCTTTAAGAACACTCTGATTTAAGGCAGCAAAACGTTTCGTATCTACTATCGCATCTGCACCTATGGTCTCCGTGATTAAATTCTCCATGTCTGTTATACCAGTATCTACACCATTTTCTACATTGTATTTAATACTGATATCTCTATCCTGCGGATCTTTAGACAGACGAAAAAGACTTGCAAATTCATCAGGTTTATCTACATCTAAGTAATACTCTTTTCCTAAAGCTATAAAACGATTATCCTCTCCTTGTGCTTTAGCAGCTTTAGCTTCTTCCCAGAGAGTATTTATCTCTGGTATATTCAAGACTCTTCGAGTTATATCATCTCCTATTCCTAATTGCTGATCTCTTATAAAAGACAGTTCTGCATCAGTTTGGTCCTCCCATCCTCCCTCAGCAAATTCCGGAGTCTTTTCTATGTAATCGTCAACAACAGTAGTCTTCTCAACGGGATTACCTCTTCTTTTTTCTGCTTTACCATAAGTGGTGTAATGCCATAAATACCAATTATTTTTCCCATATCCTTCAGTGACATCTATATCATCCTTAGCTTCATATTCTTTGTATTTATCTTTAACATCCCTGTAAGTTTTCTCATAATAACCAGGTTTAAAATCTCCGTAATCAGGTCTAGCACCCAAGTTAGCATCCCAAGTATGTAATTTCTCATTTCTATAAAAATCTTTAAACTCTCTCTCTAAAATGTTTTTTGCTTCATCATCTACATCTGCAGTTAGAATTTGATCCCTTTTAACAACGTATTCTCCAGTCGTAGTTGCATTTGAAATTTTCACGGCATCAGCATAAGCTTTATTTCTTTTTTCATTTTTCAGATTAAGAGCCTCATTTTCGTCCTTAAGCTTTTGATTCTCCTTATTAAGTTTCTTATTTTTATTAATCGTGCCATAATCAGCAACAGTTCTGTATGCTGTCCGACTAAATAGATTATAAGGTCCGTACCACTCTTTATAACTCTCTTGCTTTGTTACTTTGGCTGGATCAGTAGGATAATCAGTCTTAAAGTCAGTCTTATAGTCAGTCTTCTCTGCTTTAAACTGCAATCTTTTTTTATTAGGATTGTATACTATCGACATAAGGAATGTATTCCAGTTTAACGTTAGTTCCTTCTAAAGATTTCATCCAAGAATCTGAAAAGACAAATCTCTCTAATTCTCTTCTTACTTCTACCATTTTCTCATAACCTTGCGTAAGCAAAGCAACTGCGGAATATACATCAACAATCTGCTCTCTAAAAACATGGGCATATATCCTATCTGTACAAGTTAAAATACATAATTCATTTGCTCGTTCCCATGCTTCCCAACCAATAGCTTGAATAGGAGATAGAGTTTTTATATGTTGTTGATAAAAAGAATTACTTGGTATAACTGCAAATAATAATTTGATTGCGTTAAGGGACGCTTCATGAGTTACTGGTCTATCTTGATCGTGCAAATCATCAAAAACACGTATGCAATAAGACATCATCATCAAATAAGATACGGCATCTTGATTTTCTCCAGCTGCTAATTTACCTAATCGCATCCATCCATCAGGTCGTTCAGCTACTTTTTTCCATTCTGAAAATTTCATGCACTGATAGAGTCTTTATATCGATTATACGTAGACATGCAAATCACGCCAGATAAGTCCTGTTCTACCCACTCCACCAGTTTAACTAATTTTAAATCATCAAAAAAGTCTTGTTGTTTATACCAATCTTCCATATCTTGACTTCCTTTGTTCGCATTGCAACTTCTACAAGCTGGTACTAAATTATTTCTATTACTTGATCCAGAACGAAATCTTGGGACTATATGGTCGAGGGATGTTGCCATTTCCCCACAATAGCCACATTTGTGGTGCCAGGCTTCGTAGATTGATTGTCGATATCGTTTTTTTGCTAGTCGTGGAGAGAGTTCTAAGAGCAGGGTTAGGGGTTCCTGTTCATCTCTAAACATACTAATTATCGTCGTTATCTTAGTTTAAAACGACCTATACTGAAGTTAATACTTAAGAAAACCTTAACTAAATTGGACTCCATATATGGTGGCGTTTACCTTATGAAGGTACTACACACAGTGTCAATGAAAACCAATTCAGCATGGGTTACTGCCCAAAAAGCATGTAAAATTCTTGGAATCGATAGGAAAACTTTATTCAAATACAGAGACGACGGGACTCTAGAGTTAGGTCCACATTACCTAGCTTTTGAAAATTGTTTTTCTCGGGACGACTACAAATACGACATTGAGAAGGTAAAACGTACATTACTAGAAAAGAACCTTTTACCTCTCAAAGTTATCGATTCACTGACAGCTTGAAAGTGAATACGAATTAAAAGCCCAGTAAAACTACTGGGTTATTTTTATGCCATCTGATATAAACCAACCGCAAAAGTTAAAATAGATCCCCAGCTAATAATTCTAGGGATGTATCTAATTGATATAGGGTGTTTATATACTTCCATGACATCATGATATGACTGTGACATGGCATCGCTCATTAGAAAATACCAAAGAACATATGTCCTGTGAGAATGTCACTTGTTGCTGCTGCAACTAGACCAAGCATTGCTAGTCTTCCGTTCCATTTTTCTGCCCAGATCTTCTGAGGCTCGATTGTTGCTGTTTTAGTTGTCATTAGAATATACCGGGGATAATTTGACCAGTGGTTACATATGCACCAAGAAGAGCAATAAAACCTATCATCGCCCATCTTCCATTTACTTTTTCTGCATCTTGTGGATAGCTAGTGTAGTTAGAGTCTACAATTACAGCTGGCTCTGTAGGGAAAATATTCTGCCTACCGCCGCTCTCTGTGATTTGAGTCATGATTAAATGTTAGAAATTAAAATATACCTGGAATGATTTGCCCAGTTGTTGCGTATGCACCAAGAGCTGCTACAAAACCTAGCATTGCTGCCCATCCGTTAAATCTTTCTGCTTCAGGAGTCATTGTTAAGTAATATTAAGTTACCTTAATAAACTACCATATATACACCGTATTTATGCTTAGTTTAAGCATTCCAATACTTTGCAATTTCAGGAATAATATTTACGTCTAATCCCATGAATGGAGGGACAATTCCTAACATTCTAAAAAGACCGTCTACAAAAGCACCCATAAAACAAA